AAGCGTTTTGCCATCTCCGGCAACGGTCCATTCCTTGCCGCCTAATGTAACTGGGTCGTATGTGGTTACTAAAGCATTTTCTTGGCTTTCAGTGCGTTCTGCGTTTTGAATTGCTCTTTGCGCTGGCGTTAAAGACGCAAGATAATCTTGGTTCTGTTTCCAGCTTGCAAGTTGATCGGCTGCTGAAAGAATCTGTGTGCCTTCATCACCGCGGTCTATGTATTTATCTGTAAATGTTGGTATCGGGATACCATTGTATGTGTTTGCTGCAGGCTTTACAGTTGCCGTATCTATAGCCGTTTGTTGCGCCTCATCTCGACTTACCGGCAAAGCACCGCCTGATGTTTCAATTGACGTTACTGGCAACGCTCCTTTGGGCGGGAAAAAATCTGCAAATCCTTTTCCTGTGGCACGGCGAATATCTTCTTCCGTAAATAAATACTCGCTCATCGCATCACGAGCTTGCTGCTCCGTAGGATTGCCAGCAAAAAAGTTTCGGATGTTCTGATTCATCGCCTCTAAACCAATGCCACCAGCACCTGTGGCATAGTCATAAGCCGTTTTAGGGGCAATGTTTCTTTCGTAGTTATCTCGTTCTACTTGAGAGCCAAATTCTGTTCCATCACTTGCATAATAAGCTTGGTTGCTTATATCTACGCTTGTTAATGCATCAACATTTGATGTTGGAACTTTATCCGCATCAACTTGAACTGTTCCCTGTTGATTAACTGTATTTACTGTTGCTAATGCGCCGCTAGGAGCACTCAAGTCCGCCTGAGTGGAGCCAAATTCTTTAGGCTTGACACCCGTTACAAGTTCGGTCTCTACAGGCTCATAAAAACCTTGATAGCCTTGACTTTTCATCCAGTCAATTGAACCTTGATCTACTCCAAAACTGCGCAGCACGTTTTCATCAACTTGGTTTTGATTAAACCAATTAATTTTTTGACTTGGGTCATAAGTTGCCCAATCCGAAGGTAGTGTAAAAGCCATCAGTTAGTCCTCGGATTAATTGCGCCCACTAATGCCATGGCCCATTCTTGCCAATCATTGAAGGTATAAGGATCAGGAATTGCCTCGTTGGCAAACACATCAATAGCTTTCAAGCCAACTGCCCAACCTTTCCAATCTAGGTCAATGCTAGGAATTTGCAGTTGTTGCGGCGCATACAGCTCACACATGAGACATGCCCATGAGTCAAACGTATGAAACCTCGGATCATAAACTAAGGCTACGCTCATGTTGAGTAACCTCTTACATCACCGTCCGCAGCACTGATGATGACCTTGCCTAGTTGATAATTACCGCCGGCTACGTTTGACACAAATTTCAGTCGTAGTTCTCGGCGCTGCTCTTTCATGTCAATCTTGCCCGTATTAGCATCAAACGTATATGGTCCTGTGGTGCTGTCATCTTCCTGCGCGTAAGGTCTGCCTGTAACGTATAAGTCCATGTCACCTGAAAGAATGAAGTCTGGCTCTACGCGCTCAACCCTTAACCAAAAGTTTTCACCGACGGGGGACGGTTGCGATGGGCCTCCGGCAACCCATCCTAGATCACTTGTCTCAAAATAACTCTCAATGGCTAACACTTGTGTGCCTTCAATTGCATCTGTTCCTATCTCATGCTGCCATAACGATGTAAAGTCAATCACTGAATCAACGGTAAGCTCAAACCCAGTCCCTCCACCGGCAAGTGTTGCAGACAATACATCATTAACCGCATAGCCCGTTCCTGGAACATCAATCGTTACTGACACGACTTGACCATTAACAACCACAATGTCGGCATTTGCGCCCGTTCCCGAGCCGCCAGTGAGCGGCTCATAAAAATACGTTCCGTTGTTATACCCAGAGCCGCGACTTGTGATTCTTACTCGGCCCACGCCGCCTGAAGCATTGACCTCCCATCCTGCGTTGACAGGATACCTAAAGACCTGAGAGAAGTATCCTGCAGAGCGCCTTGCGCCCAAAGCTTGACCTAAGTCATACCAAGTGTTTTCTCTGAGGTTGTAGATAATCGCATCAGTGCATTCCGTTGCGTCACCCCTCGGGTAAAACCACCAAATCTCGCCAAACCTCGGCACTTTGGTTGCAAACACCTTTTGACGCTGCTCATAGTTAAGATTGTCAAAAAAGTAGTTTTGGTTCATTTCATTGGGTATCTCTTTGGGCACGCCGTTGTAAAGCAGAAATCTGTCCGTGCCGCACCAAAAATACAAACCGTCATACTCAATAACGCTTGACGATGAAAGAAATGATGACTGCGAAGTCATAATGTCATAACGCCAAAAGGTCGGCGCGGCAAAATTTGCCGTTCCTGCCACGCCTAAAGACTGTGGCGCGTAGGAAACTCTAACCATGGAGTCTAGCGACCAAAAAATACCTGATGGTGAATTAGATCCGCCGCGAACCGCTAATCCTTGAAGAATCTTGCCTGTGGCTACGTTGACTGAATTAGCATCCGGTGACACCCAATCATCAATATCGCCCGAAGAGCAATTACGAATGAGTCCGTCATTGCCGTACACAAAAACATAGGGATGTAGTGACACTACACCGCCTGAAATGCTCACTTCATTGTCAAAGGTCACATCAGTCGTTAGCGTGGCCGTTGCAGCATTACTTAGCGTTACTGCCGTTCCTACAACCGCCGTGACCATTGTTGATGCGGGAATGCCTGGCCCTTTAACAACCTGCCCTATGCCGACTCGTGTTGAAATTGTAGGTAGCGTCAACGTGGTTGAGCCATTTGTGATTGCCACGCCTAAAATCGTGAACAAACCCGCAGCCCACATCACGGTCCCTGTGATGGGACCGACTAAAAGTCTTGTATTTGTTTCGCTGTCAATGTCATTGAAATCTTGTGAAGGGTGTGCAAGTAGTAGGTTTTCGCCTGAACCGTTTGTGTCCGTAAACGTATCAAACTGCCATGAATTAGCTGCTGAAGGCACGAATGGCGAATCAATAGTTCCTACGCGCAACACAAGCCCAGAACCGCCGCCACCGCCTAAACTTGCATCTGTAGCAGTTAACAACTCACTTACACGATATTTAATACCTGGGCCAGTAATCGTTACAGACGTTACGGTATTGCCCGCTACAACTACCGAAGCTCTTGCTGACGTTCCTATACCCGACGTCGTATAGTTAAGCGCGACATTAGCATAACTACCATTTGCATACCCTGAACCACCATTGATGATTTGAATGGTTGTTATTGGACCGGCAAAGGTGTAATCGGTAATGCCTGCGCCTACCCCTGTATTGCTAACAGGGATAAGCTGTAAACCATCAGAATAGCCACTATAAATGTTATTGAATGTGTTTTTGACAACTACAAAAACGCCTCTTGATGGCCCTGCAAGAGCAGGCGTAATGCGCCTATACCCGCCGATTTTTCTCGGACGACTGCGCTGAAACCTTACCCAGCGACCATCAACGTAAAATTCTTTGTCAAACAGCGTTCCATCACGTTGAATGCCAGACTTTGTATCAAGAGCAAAAACCTTTTTGGTCATGGGAACACGCCGCCTGAAATGCTACCGAAGGTTCCTGAGCCTGTAAAAATAGCATCTGTACCTTCTACGTCGCCCGTAACTTGCAGACCGTTAGCATCAACGTTCACCACTTGCGTTCCTAATACCGTGATGCCAAATCGTCCGGCACCAGGCCGATAGATGCCCGTGCCAGTTTCCGTGCTGAAATATAAACTTGGGCTTCCTGCCGATCCATCTACAATACCAAACGACGTACCGCCAGCTTGTGTGGTATTTGCATTGTAGAAGTTTGTGCCGTCACAGAACAAAGTTGCCTGACTGTTTGCCGGCACTAATGCCGTAGCGGAACCGCCAATTCCTGTTGTGAGGGTCAATGTGAAACCGCCTGCAACAGTTTGATTGCTAACCGCATAAAAGTTCACTACCGGCGGATAGGTTACGGTTACGTTGCCTGTTAGCGTGCCCGTGTAAATTTGAATGACATTTGCCGCCTCTGAGGCGGTGAGCGTGTAAGACCCTGTTGTTATGGGTTTGGTTAACAACCCAAACTCAAAAATCGCACTTTGGCCGTAGCCCACTGTGATATATGCCGCCCCTGTTGAGACAATAATCGCTGACTCAAGCGGCTGGAATGCTTTGCTTGCACCACCATCAATCAATGATCCGCCGGATGGTGAAATAGTCAACGTGCCTGTGCCATTATTCTTGACAAGCACAAACCAGTTGTTACCCGTGGTTGTGGCTGTGGGTAAAGTTGCTGAACCAGCGCCGCCTGTCCAAATATAGGTTTGCGCTCGGTCACCTGTTACGAATGTATAGCCTGCAGTAATTGATGCTGTTGGATGGCTCTGATTTAACGTAGCCCCCGAAGCCAATAAACCCGCGCCAGCGAGCACAGAGGCGTCTGGTGAAGAAGTTCCTACGCCAAACGCGATAATCCCCCAGGTGCCTGATTCTGTGCTGTTAGCAGTGATGTAAATGTATTTTGACTCGCCTGCAGCAATTGATACGATGGTATTAGCGCCTTCGTAGTCCTTTACCGTGAACGTATTGGCACCGACATTTCTAATTAAGGCATCTTGCCCTACCGATGCCTGGTTAGCAGGCGGCATGTACAAAGACAGCCCGCCTGATGTTGCTGTGACCTGCATGATTCTAGCGGCAAAATCATCTGTAGCATTGCCGTTAATCGGCCACTCTAGCTGCGTGTTAGCAGCCAATGTAATGGATCTGAAAGAAACATCAGTCGGCTGGACCACGTTTCCCGTAAAAGGGCTATTAAAACTCATGATCAGGCATCCATAACAACAGCTTGACGATCAGCAATACGCAGTTTGTTCTCTACAGTCAATGACTGCATCGATAAATCAAACTGCGCCCCGTATTCTTTCGCCTTGTCATAGTTCTTCAAGAACATTGAAGCTTCTGATAACGAGCCATAAAGCATGGCCTGTGGCGCGTAAATGGTAAACCAGTTGGTTTGGTTAGCTGAATCCAAAGGCTGAATACGCTCGTAGTAAAGAATTTCAAACACATAAGCGGCGTCCGGTGTTGGTGCAACCATCCAATGCGTGTAGTCATAATCACAATAAAACTTCGGCACATCTTGTGCCGCTGGATCTGGCCAATATTCGCGCAGGTACTCATAGGCTCTTAAAAGAACGGGCCTGCGTCTGCCTGCTACCGTGATGTTCATGGAGACTGTCTTGTGCCACCGCGCAGGCTTGTCAATGATGTTCGTGCCCGTGATCATGGTGGACTGTTGTACTGACAGATTGCCTAGCAGTTTGATTTGCGTTGCAATTCGTTGCTCGGTTAATCCGATGAACGTCGGAATTTTTGCAATCGTTGCGGCATCCGTGCGCTCCAGGTAAGAGGCAATATCGGTCACCAGATTGTTGTAGGTCATGACATACGCAGCGGTCATATCACCATACCTTTTCTTTAATGGACTTTGGTTGCGGCACGAATTGTTTTCCTTGCTTCATTCCTTCACGCTTAGCTCGTGTTGTTGCTGCATATTCCTGTGGCGTTAACATCTTAATCTTTGCTTCAGGTAGGTATCTTTCTCCCGTATCTGATGATCGTTTACCAGATTTTGTACGCCAGTTCTGTGCGGTCCACTCCTTGAGGCTTTGCTGCGGCTCTTTCATTTGGCTTCATACTTGGCAATCACTGCTCGCAACTCTTCAATAATCCGATCACGATCTGCAAGCTTTTTCTGATAGTCCGCAGTCATGTCAATCCACATCTGCAGGTTATGAGCACGGAGTTGGTTATCCT